AATTACGAACTACGAATTACGAATTACGAATTATTATGACTTTTTCCGGTAGTTCCCTTGGGACACTCGAATTACAGTTAACCGCTAATCAACAAGCCCTACAACAGCAGCTTAACCAAACCCGTGCTTACGCCACACGAGTAGCGCGGGACATTGAATTGCAAATCAATCGGGCTTTTGGTGGTGGTAGAAGAAGTACACAATTACCAGGATTACAAAACGCCTCATCTCAAGGGGCAAGCGCTGGTGCAAGTGCTGGAAAAACTTTTGCTGATAAATTTAAAGATGCGATCGCACCATTAAAAGGAGCAATAGGCAATATTTTCAGTGGTGTTTTTGTTGGAGCGGGGATAGGGGCGTTTAATGCTGTTACAGGTGCAATTGGGACTGCTATTAATGCCGTTAAAGGGTTTGCAGGGCAGATATTTGAAGTTACCAAAGACTTTCAGGGATTTGAATCTTCTTTAAAAACGTTTCTTAAAGGGAACCAGCAGGAAATTGACAAGTTTGTTGCTGACTTGGAAAAATTTGCAGCGACCACACCCTTTGAACTTAAGGACTTACAACAAGCGGCAATTCAAAACCTAGCCACAGGGGCGAAACCCGACCAAATTATCAAGGATTTGAAATCAATTGGTGATGTGGCGGCGGGAGCTAATGCCAATCTCAAGGATTTGATGGAGGTGTACGCTAAAAGCCGGACTGAAGGGCGATTACAGAACGAAGATATTGATCAATTCACGGGACGCGGTGTACAGTTACGCGCTCAACTGGCTAAACAACTAGGGGCGACAGAACAGGAAGTAAGGCAATTAGCCACAGATGGAAAATTGGAATTTCGCCACCTAGAAGAAGCGATACGTGCTATGTCCGCTCAGGGTGGGGCTTACTTCGGGGCGATGGAAAACAAAGCCAAAACTCTAGAAGGCAGACTTTCTAACGTCAACGACACCTTTTACCAATTCCAAAAAAGCATTGGACAAGCATTTGAACCCTTGATGAATTATGGGATACAGGTGTTTGGTGATATTGTCGCTGGCTTGACTAGCTCGAAGGGTGTGCTGGGTGAAGTTAAGAAAGAATCCCAAAAGTTAGTTGAATATTTCAAAGCTAATCCACAATTAGTTGAGGCATTAAATAAAGCTATTCAAGAACTAGTTAGTGGCAGTTTTAAATTATTATTAGGTGGCATTAAAAACGTTGCCGAATACTTACAGAAAAATCCTAATTTTATTCAAGATGCCACAGATAAATTCAATTCACTGTTTGGTGTGGTTCGCGGCGTTTTAGATACAGTTAGTAGTATTGCTTCATGGATTACTGGAGCAATTGCTTGGGGATTACAATTCTTCAACGGAGAATTAGAAAAAGCACAACCTAGATTTGAAGCGTTGATGGAATTGTGTGAGGCAATAGCCAATTTTTTTAAACAACATGGTGATTTAGTAAAACAATTATCGGATGCGCTTTCGTTTGTTGTTAATACTGTCTTGAAAATATTTATTCAATTATTAACACAAGCAGTTAAAATAATCACTCAAATTGTTTCTTATTTCCGCGATAACTTACCGGTCGCAATACAGGGATTTTCTCAAGGATTAGAAAAAGTATTAGATATCTCTAAACAGATAGGAAAAGCAATTTTTGGTTGGGTTTCTGGTATTAGTGGTGCAGCACAGCAAGCTGGTAGCTTTGTAAGAGGTTTAGGAGACCAATTATTTGGTGGTGAACAGCGATCGCAAACTACTAGCGGTGGTGCTGGAAACTTTATCGGGAATTTGATTCAAGGTACACAAAACCTTGTTGGTGGAGTTGGTAGGGCAATACAAGGTGTACAGGGCTTGCTTGGCGGTTCTAGTAACTCAAATCGAGGTGTTGCAGGTCAAGTAACATTGCGCCGCACTGGAGTTAAGGATGAATACGGACTAGAGAAGATAGCCATTATTCTCCCCGATGGACAGACTTTCTACGCAAATAGCGGACAACGCCGCACTCAAAATAAATTTGGTAAAGGTGGCACTACTGCTAGTGGCTCTATGGCTCCGATTGAATATGGTAAATACAATATTGGAGCTGAAACTGCTGGCATGGGTGCGGGTGTAGGCAAAACTTTTATACCAATTAACCCCACTTTCAAAACGCAACGTTCCGCGATTGGCTTTCATCTTGATGCAAATCGATCTGTAGCACCAGGTAGTGCTGGATGTGTTGTTTTCGCGACACAACAAGAATTTGACGCTTTCCGTGCAGCTCTTAAGCGGAGTGGCGCGAAACAGCTGGTATTTGAAGAAGGGCAAGGGATAGGAATTGCTGACGCAGCCCAGGGTGTGAGTGTTGGCAAGGTTCAGAGTGCAGGTGGAATATGGGGCGCAATCGCATCTCAAGTACAGAAAACTCTTCCCGCAGGTGCGGGACTTTCGAGTAAAGCTGCTAACGTCGTCCGTGGCAAGAATGAGGCGATATTTCAGCAGGCTGGTGTGACGGATAAATTAGTAGAACTAGTGAAGCAGGCGGAGGGTTTCGCTGCAACTCCGTACTGGGACAGAACACAATACTCAGTTGGTTTTGGAACCAAGGCTAAATCTCAAAGTGAGCGGCTGACGGTAGAACAGGCCAATGAGCGCCTTTTGCAAGAACTGCAATACAAGCGATCGCGTGTGCAAAGCATGGTCAAAGTTCCCCTCAACACCAACCAGTTAGATGCATTGACTTATGCCATCAAAGTTTTCAAAAATACCTTGCAGCTTTTCACCTTTAAAGGTGATAGAATCCCACTCAATAAATATGCCATTTGATATTTTAATCCCCGTCCTTAAGGACGGGTTCTCAATCAGATATTCTCCCGTAGCAGGGCGAAAAATAGATAACCATTGCCCATTTCCTTTTAATTTAATTTTATTGTTGATTAAAGACGACAACATTTTGCCGTGCTTGATTTCTTGCTGTGCGTGGGATTCTAGGAGTTTAGCTAGATGCGGATAATCAGTAGCTTGAGAAGACAATTTACGACAAAATACAGCCACGCCGTATTCAATTTTGGCAATTGCTAAAATGAACTCACGCTCTTTCTTTAACCCCAAGTAAATAATTAGTCTGAGTAACATTAGATAAAAGTCTGTTTAAATGTCGCACTAATTTGATGAGCCATTAATCCCAATCTGATTAATGTCCACCCTTCGCAAGTGAATATTTTTTTAGGTATTGTTAATTCATTATCTGGACTCCAGTAAAATGGATTCACACTAGAAAATACGCGCAATTGATTTAATCTATCTTGTGCATATTGAGGAGGCATAGTGGGCGATCGCACATCCCACTCTTCAATTGCTCCTGTTGTCCCTTCCACCACAATTTGTTCGTACCCATCACCTAATTTAGTTCTGGTAACGGGGATGCTAACCTTTTTAATTGCGTCCCATGTTGGAGGTAATTCGAGTATTGCTATTGGCATGATGTTAACGGTAGGTATTGAGTCCAGGCGCACCACCGAAATTTAATTCTGCATAAGAACCAAATCTACATTCACAAGCCGCGAGTGACTTCGCACACTGGTCTAATGCGGGGTTGGTGGTTGGTTGATTATTTAAAGTAAACATTCCCCCTGTCCATCCACACTCAGCACTACGGTATCGCCATGAACATGACCGCAATAATTGATTATTTCAGTACTGGCGTTGTTATTTTGCTTACCATTATTGGTAGTGAAATCAGCATTAGTGGAAGCGATGGTATTCCAAATACTTAGATTGCTGTTAAAACGTGCTTGTACCTGCAAGGATGAAAGTGCCGTACTACCAGTATTTTGCAGTTGCACGCCAAGCGTTTTTTTTCCACGGCAATCAAACGTAATTACCGTTGTCAGGCTAGTTCCAACTGTTACGGCACTGGCTGTTTGCGACTCTACAAAATTAGATTCAGCCAAAAATCGCAACATTGCCATCAGGGAGCCAGAGCGCGCCGCCGTATCTGAAATTGCACCTATGGCATCAGCAAGCGATCGCAATTTGGCATGAATTGAACCTGTGGGTGAAGAAGCATCTGATGTTGCACCCAATGTATTCTGCCAAAGACCCCGAATAATAGCCCCAAGCGATCCTATAGTGGTGGGAGTGCTGATGGGTGAATCGTTGGTTGCGCCTAAGCGATCGTAAGTCCCTTGGTCGGAAAAGGTGAATCTATCTGGATTAACAGTTGTGCCATCTCCAGTGGATATTTCTCTTTGGCGTAATGCACCAGAACCATCGATATAAGGTACGCTTGCCATTAAAAATCACTCATAAAAATAGTGGTTTGTTGGGTGGTGAACACTGCTGAATAGTTGATATTTGTTAATAGTATTGGTGACGACTCCACCCAACGAGAAGACTTGCCATTAATATCTATTGCCGCTACTCTCACGTAATATTTCCCACTTGGTAAACCTTCGTATTGCGTACCGGTGCTGGTGACAGTTCGAGTATCTATCCAGTCGCCATCATCACCTTTGGAGTACTCCACAAAGTAGCTGGTAATAAATTGGTCACGAGTACCGTTATTTAACGGGTATTGCCAGGAAGCATCTAGTGTGTAGGTAAAGGATGCTCCATTATTGACCGCTCGGTAAGATAGAGCAATGTTTCTAGGCACATTCACAACAACAGGCACTCTGTTGATTGTGGGGCGTGGTGTAAGCGACCAACCTTGTTCAATTGCATTGTATTTATCACTTCGGTATTCCAATGCGGTGATTTCGTGCAGCATTTCTCTACTTCCCGGTGCTGGCACGCGGTTCAGCACTCGGAATAATTGAGGCTGTACAGTGGTGCTAGCTAATATCCAATTGCTTTCTAATGGTGGTGGTTCATCTAGGGGTGAATCTAGGTTCAGGGTGGTATGGGAGCCTGGGGGATTGGTGACAGTGCGCTCAACTACTGTCCCATCAGCCATCACCATAGTTAGGGTGTAAGCTTCACCAGCGTCTAGAGCTACTGGATTATCTAAAGTGACGCTGTCTTGGGTTGAATCTGCAATCAACCCGCCGTAACGAATATCGGCACGTTTCGCATCGGAAATTCTAATAATGTCGCCGGGTTTGGTGTATGCACCGTAAGCGCGGACGCGAAAGGTGACTGTTTCTGTCTCTAGGCGTTCTGTCAGAAGTGCAGCAAGTCCAGCGCGTCGGGCTTGTCCTCTGGAAGTACAAGCAAACGCCGACATTTCTAATTCACGCACACCATATTTAGCAATGCCTTCAGAGTCTTCTACTGTTTCTATGGTTTGGCGGTAGAAGTCGTCAGGATCGAGCCACGTAACAAGTGCGATCGTATGTCGGGATTTCAAACCAGTGCGGCTATAGCTAAACATCCCATTTTCAATATCAGCTTGGGTGAATTGCGCCACCGGGGAAGCTGGTTTGTCAGCTGCAAAAGAAATTGCACCGTTCATCCAGTAGGAGAAGCCACGGAAAATCGAACGAATTGACTCAATAACTTTGTAAGCTTCTTCTTTACCTTCTAGGAGTACGTGACATTGAAAGCGGTGTTCTGTACCTCCTTCACCGTTGGGTACATACTCGTTGCAGTATTGGCTAATTTCATACAAAGCCCATTTGTCAATTTGTGACTGGTTGATGTAGCGTCCTAGTCCGTAGCGGGTATTGGTGATGAGATCGTAGAGAATCCAGGCGGGGTCTGCGATCGCCACCGATGGCACATAAAAAGTGCCGTCCCAAATACCACTGTATGTCAGCCCCCTTGTAGCGGTTGGGGTGGCGTTGGTGGGAATGGCAATTTTACGCCCCGCAAGTTTGAGTGAGATTTGCGGCAAAGATTCAAACTGTGCGGCATCAAATCGAAATCCGAATAAGGCGCTGTTCGGGTAACGCAGTTTGGCTTCTGTGACTTCAATTAGGGTTCGCCACTGTAGCACCCTTTGATAGCGGGTGGTGTCTGAATCTTGAGGAGTAACGCGTTCCACCCTGACGCTAAAATTGTTAACTGTACCGCCTAGATTGTTGACTGGGAAATTGTACTCAAATTCAGTCAAGGACGAATATCTACCCTTGATAGTTTGGTCGAGTCTTAGTACAAATGCCCCAGCACCTTCCTTTACATAGACACGAAACTGAATTTTTGACCCCAAAACACCACCATTAGCAGGGTATTCTTGCAAAACTATGCCGATGCGGACGCGAACAATATCAAGGTTGGCGTTGGTGATGGTGCGGGTAACGGGGATGGGTTGCTTAACCTCAGTCCCAACATTGGTTTCGGAACTGATTTCATCAGAAAACCCAGGTATTCTATCTTGGGCTTGTGTTCCAGAGCGCCAATCCCAGCTAAAGTTGGTAAAATTCGATGAACCGTCACTGTTTTGGGCTGGGGTTTCGTCAAAATAGATACCTTGCGCCCCATCAACAAGTCCTTCGATTTCACCTTCACTGACAATACCTAGTATTTGAGCGTAAGAAACGCTACGCCCACTATCTGCCTGCTCTTTGGGTTTTTTGTTCTTTTTGCCGCCTCTACCGGATATTTTTGGCTTAAACCCTTTTGCCATCCACCTTCTACTTTA